AGGCGGGCGCTGGCGCCAGTTCACCTCGCCGGTGATCAGGTTGGCGGTTTTGCCTTTGCCGCAGATGTCTTCGCGGTTGGCTTCGCACCAGGTTTGCACGCCGCCTTGCAGCTCTTGCAGGCGGGCCCGCAGCGCGTCGATGCGCGGGGCTGCGGCCTTGTTGAGTTTGGCGATCTCGTCGTTCATGTCGGCTTCGATGCGCACCAGCTGGCGCTGCACGTCGCCAATAATTTTGATGTCGCGCTGCGTCTCTTGCCGGGATTGGCAGGCGTAGGCTTTGGCGGCAGATTTGAGTTTTGAAACAGTGGCCATGATGGCTCCTTTAACGGGGGTTGAAGTACGGATAAAACGGAATGAAACGGAATAGAAAATCAGGTGGGCAGCAGCATCTGCCCCAGCAGCTCGGGCATGCTGATGCGGCGAAGGCGGCTTTCAATCACCAGGCTGCTCATGGCGCGCGAACGTAGAAACGAACACGTGTCTTCCAGCTCGGCGGCGGTCTCGGCGAAGAAGTAGCCCGAAGCCGGGTTGCCGCAGATCGGTGAGCCTTCAAGCCGAAGCTCGGTCACCAAGGTGCGCACCCGGCGTTCCATGAAGGCACAACTCACGCTTTGGCCGGTGATTCTGGTCACCAAATCCCTCACGTGCACACCATTGGCCTGGCCGACATGGCGGGCTAGTTCGCCGATGACTTGGGCTTGGGAAATGGGGGTCATGCAACCTCCACTTTGTGCCGCTGCACGTCTTTTGCTTCGGCCAGGCCGCGCTCGGTGAGGCTGTACAAAACCGCCGCGTGGGGCTGGGTGATTTGCACCAGGCCTTGCCCGGCCAGTTGTTTGGCGACGATCACGATGTAAGCCTTGTTGGTGCCGCCCATCAGGTTTTTAAGCCGCTCGGCGGTGGCCTGGCCGACCAGGCGCAGGTGGTAGAGGATGCTGGGTGCCACGTAGCTGTTGGGCTGGTAGGCCTTGGCGGCGATCATTTGGCCCACCAAAGTTGCAGGGCCGACCACAGGCGCACCGGGTTGGTGTAACCCAGCGCAAAGCCGATCACGGCCACCAAGGCCACCGACAAGATGAAGGCAGCGGCCAGCAGCAGGCTGGTTTCATGGCGCAGCCAGAAGCGCTGCGCACGCTGCACCTGGCTGGCCGGGTGGTAGGGGCCATCGATGGTGATGGGCATCACCTCGATAGGCCGGTTGGCCGGAGCAAAGCGCCAGAACTGCTGGCCGTGGTCACACCCAGCGCAGGCGGGCTTGCGCTGCTGGCACAGGCCCAGGGCCATGCAGCTGCGGGTGCTGGTGAGGGGTTGGATGGGGGTGTTCATAATGGCGTGCCTTGCTGTTGGAGGTGTGAAATGAAGCTGCCGGTGTGCAGCAGGTAGTCGCGCAAACTAACCGCTTGAGTTGCCGTCAGGCGAACGCCGTTTTGAATTGGCGAAGCGCCGAGAATTTGCATTTCGCCATTGCTCATGAGTGCCACGGAAAAGGTTGGCATAGATGGTGCCCCTGCCGGTACCTGAATCAATGCGTGCTTGAGTTGGTAGGTGGTGTTGTAGTGGCCTCTGCGCAGAATGGTTACGAGCGCTGCGTCCATTGCTGGCTTCAACGCATGGTTGATAGACCTTGCAACGATGCCGGTTTCTTTAGCAAGCCGCGCCGCAGTGAATTCGGTCTCGGGGTTTGCTGAGAGGCATTTGAGCAACCGATCAGCGTACGAGTTCGTGGTCGGGGTGTAGGCGTTACGCACGGCAATCCCCCAACGAGCGCCGTTCTTCGTGTGCGGCGTGGGTGGCCGCTTCGACTTCGGCAATGCGGGTGCGCATGTCTTGGTTCAGAACCCGAAGCAGCTGGCTGAGCAGATGCCGATCAATGTGCGAGAGGTCTTGCGCCGGATCGTAATCGCCGGTCAGTGCGGCAGGGTTGGTGCGGTCGACGGCAATGAGCCGTTCAACAGCTTCGAAGGCCTGATGGCTGTCAGCCAAATAGCTGATGGCGTTGCAGGCTTCGGCGGCCAAAGCCGCAGGGTGAGGTTTGTGCATGATGATCTCCAGTTGTGCCAAATGGACAACTGCCGACCAACTTCCACATTGGGCGGCAGCCCGAATGGGTGTGGAAGACCGGGGCACGCGGAGCGTTACCGGCAGGGCTTGCGCCCTCCCATCCGGGCCGCCATAACTGGTAGCCTGAATCAGAAAAGCCGCAAACCTTGCGGGGTGCGGCTCTTGGCCGCGTGCCATCGGACTTCCACATCCGATCACGCCTTTTTTTGACGTGACGGGCGGATGATACACGGACGTGGTGGTCATTTGCTTACCTGACAGGCGCGCCAAAAAAATCCAGCCAATCCACCCACGCGTCAAAAATGGCGATGCGCCGCGGGCAGTTGTAGGCACGCATCAGGCGGCGGGCGCGGCGGCGTATCCATGCGCCACGGTCAAGCGGTTTTTTGCTGGGATTGAGGTTCAGGCTCATTTGCTTTCCTTTCGGTTGGGGCAGGTTTTGCAGGCGCGGGCCAGGGCGGCACGCAGGGGGTTGGTGTAGGCCGCTGGCAGGGCCTGGTAATCAAGACAGTTGTTGCGTGGCAGGGTGCCGTACACCGGGCAACGCACCGTTGCGCCCAGGTACTTGCCGCGAATGCGGTCGGCCATTTGTTCGACGTTGCCGGGGTATTTGTCGGCCAACAAATAACTGACCACGGCACCACTCACGCCCAGTTCACGTGCCACCAGGGTTTGTGATTTGGCGATGGCTACTGCGTTGGCCAGCGCAGCCTTCACTTCAGCAGGCAGCGCTTGCCGGGGTTTGGCGGTGACTTTGTTAAAGCCCATCACACACCTCCTGCGCCGTTTGAAGGTGGGCGAAGCTGCCGGTGTTGCGGTCGAACACGGTTTTGAGCCGGGTGATGGCCGGTGCTTGGGGCCCAGTGTTGTTCAGCAGCTTGTAGCGGGCCGGGGTGCCGGGCTTGGCGTTTTTGCACACCAGCAGGTAACCGGCGCGGCCCAGCGCGTTCACGTAGCTTTTGGCCGTGGCGGGTTTGACGATGCAGGTGCCCAGCGTGGCGGCCTTGGCGATGTCTTGGTAATCAAACACGGCCAGCACCTTCATGGCTTGCCACATGGCTGACGTGTTGCTGGCGGGCAGGTTGTTGCCCTGGGCATCCACGCGCGGGGCGCTGCCCTGGGGTTTGACCAAGCGGTAGAGGTGGGTGGTGCCCAGTTTGCCGGTTTTGGGCGGGCGGGTGCCCTCTTGCTTGATGTAACCCGCAGCGGCCAGGTCTACAAAATAGTCTTTCACCGCCGTGAAGCTCACCATTGGCTCGCAGTAGTCTTGCACCCGGGCGCGATCCAGCGGGTTGCCCTGGGCGTGGATTTCCATGATGGCGCGCCAAATGCGCTCACGCGGGGTCATCAGCCCACGCACTTCAAGTTGGATCGGTTGGCGCATCAGCGGGCACCTCGGGCTTTGGGTGCACCTGCGGCCATGCCCAGCATGGCCAGCGTGGGCTGGGTGGTGCCAGCCCGTTTGCATTCTTCACGCAAGGCCTTCAGCTCGTTGTAAACCAGGCGGGCCACGCCGCTGGTTTTGGTGAGCAGCGCGTCAATCAGCTCGGGCGTGCACACCAGGTCACCGGCGTGGTGGGCGGCGAGTTTGCGCACGTCATGCGTGTCGCACTTGGTGGCTTCTTTCCAGACCAAAACACGGTCGTGAAAACGCTCGTGGCGGCTCAGCAGCTTTCGCTTCAAATCTTGCTCACCAATCAAGAAGATGGGCACCGTGGTGTTGTCGTGAATGGTGCGAATGAAGTCGATGGTTTTGGTTTCGGCGATGTAATCCACCTCGTCAATCACCAGCGGGCGGCCCAGTTGCTGGAGCCGCGCCACGATGTGCTCATACATGGTGGCCACCGGCCATTGGCTTTTGGTGCGTATGCCCAGCTCCAGGCAGATCAGGGTGGCCAGGGTTTTGGTGGTGTCAAACATGCGCACGCTGATAAACACCGCGTTGCGCCCAGCCGGGTGCGCCAAAAACATGGCCGCCTGGGTTTTGCCATAACCGGGCGGGCCAAACAGCACCGCCATGTGGGGTGCGCCCACATCGTCCACGTCGGTCACTTGCTTGATGGCCTCGAGCGCGAAGGCCACGTTGGTTAGCTTGGCGACCTGCTGGCCGCTAAAAAGCTCGGATTGATTTTCTGTTGCCGTTGTCATATACTTCTTTCGGTTACTACGTGATTTGTCGTGACTACCTGGGGAACCCGCCGTGTTGCTGCACTGGCGGGTTTTCTTTTTGGGGGGTGGTCTATGCGGTGGCCACCTCGCCTTCCAGGGGATCAACCCCCTCGTGCAATTCATGCCAGCTTTCAAACTCGCTGCTGCCCTGGTAGCTGCTGGCCCAATCCAGATCGCGCTGGCCTACTTGCTCGCCGCGCTGCATGCGGGCCTGTAGGCGCACCCAGGCGCTGTAGCGGTTGATGGGCTTGACTTGGGTGAGCTCCAACACCGGCGCTGGCGCTGGGGCATCCATCGCGGCCCTGGCGCGTTCGCGGGCGGCTTCTTGGGTGCTGGTGTCCAGGCTGTCTATATAAGAATCCACAGCCGGGGTGCTGGCCTGCACCTTGCGCACCAGCTGGTGCACGTTGCCGCTGGTGTCGGCATGGGCTGCGGCCTGCTGGCGGTCTTGGTACAGGGCCTGCACGGCCTGCCGGGTAAGGCCTTTCTTAAGGGCCTTGCGCATTTCCTCCAGCCGGGGCGCAATGCTGGCCTTGGCAATGGCGTGCGCCTTGGCGGCCAGCTCGCCTTTGTTGATGCCCAGCAGGGTGTAATCAAGCGCCTTGCATATATAAGTGCCATCGAGCGTGAACACGTGCAGCGTGCCCAGGTCAAGCTCGTCTTGGCGGCAGCGCACGGTGCTACCCACGTGGGCGGCCAACTCGGGCGCGGCAAACCAGGCTGATTCGAGCGGTATGCCGCGCTTGCCCACCACGCGGGTGCCTTTGCCGGCCACGGGCATCAAGAACAGGTCAAGCGCCCGGTCATCAATCTGCACCACCTGGTGCACGTGGCGCTGGGCCATCTCGTTGGGGCTGCAACCCAGCTCTGAATGTTTGCGGGCGTGGTATTCGGCCAGCCAGCCGTTGATGATGTCTTGCAACTGGCGTGCGCCCATGCGCAGTTGCACCGGGCCGTCGCCAAAGCGCTGGGCAAAACTCTTGGCGCTTTCAATCGCCTTGCGTTCGGCCACGCTCTTGCCCACAAACCCTTCCAGCATGGGGAACAGGTCATGCATCAATGTGCCGATAAAGCGCTCGATGTAGGGCTTTTGTTCCGGCGAGAACGGCGTGCACAGGGTGTGGCTGATGCCCAGGCTGGCCAGGGCAAAGTCGTAGTCTTGCGCGGTGTAATCACGCCCGTTGTCGGTTTTGACTTGCTCGGGCTTGCCCCAGGCCTGCATACACAGCCGGGTAACGGCCTTGACGGCGTTGGCGCTGCTGGTGGGGGCCACCACCACGCAGGCGCGGCGGGTAAACACGTCAATGCTGGCGATGATGGCGTGGCGGCGCACCTCGCCGGTGCCGGGGTCTACCAGGCCAAAGGCCAGGTCGGCGCGTTGCTGGGCATCACCCACGGTGCTGTCTTGCTGCCATTGCTGGTTGGGCCGGGTGATGCGGTCGCCCTGGCTGCCAAAAGCCGAGCGGTATTTGTTTTTGTAACCATCGGGGTTTTTGAGCATCAGCAAAGCCGGGGCGTTGCTGGCTTTAAAGTCACGCAGCCACCGGGTGAGCGTGCTCGCCGGTGGTGCAGCCGCTTCACCAATTTGCTGAGCGATGACGCGGCGCACCTGGCGGGCGGTGGGCTCCAGCATGTCGGCCACGGCGGCGATGAAGGCCTGGTACAAATCGGCATCGTTCACCAGGCGGCTCTGGCCCTTGTCGGCGCGGGGCTTGCGCTCCAGCAGGGCCTCTACGCCTTGTGTTCTCCAGGCCCTGAACCATTTATCTAAAGTTTTGGCGGGCAGCGTGGGGTAAGCCAGCCGGGTGGCGGGGTGGCATTCAATATGGCCCTGGCCCCAGATGGCCACAAACTCACACACCGCCGCCCACACCGAGATGCCGCGCTGCGCGTGGTATTTTTCAAAGCGCTGAAACAGGTCTAAACGCGGGTTTAAGGCGGCATCAAAACCGCCAGCGGCTTCAAGCGTGAGGCCGTACTTGGCCATGCTCAAAGCACAGGCCTGCGTTTGGGCGGTCTGCTGCGCCAGGCGGGCGGCCTGCAGGGCATCGGCTGCGGGTTTGGCTGCGCCTGCGGCGATGGCCATTTGCGCGGGCAGGGGCAGGCTGCTGATGTGATATTCAATCGCCACACCCCCTTTGCCCTGAGC